TTAAGCTGTGACTTCCGAGCCGTTTTTGAATCTGAATCTCATTGCGCCATCTTGGTTGACCGTTACTTGGTCGATTACAGCAAGCCACAGTTTTTCGTCAAACTCAGCTATGGCAAACGGTCGGCTCTCAATGTCTTTGATGAAGCCTTCGATGATTTTGCCCTTGCCAAGGCGCTCTCGCTTGATCGCTTCCAACTCATCGACTTGCTTTGAAGCTTTATGGTGGCGTTCGAGATAGGCGTTGTTACGCTCCGTCCATTCCTTCTGGTCTACCGCCGATCGGGCATTTTCATAAATTGCCTTTCTGGATAGTTCGGTAACAACCTCAATCTCACGGAACAATTCGGCAAGTTCTGTATCAATTGCCGTGGTGTCACAAAGGACATTTTGAGCAAGTCGGCAGTCTTCAATCAGCTCATCGCGGTTATGCATTAGTTGATTGAATGCGGCTAAAAACCTTTCCTTGATCACTTCCTCGGTGATATGTGGCGTCTGGCATCCCTTTCCGGGGTTTCCGAGCCGTTTGTATTTATCATTACACTGCCAGACTTCTTTGCGGTAGGTCTTGTCGCCCTTATAACTGCCCCAGACCTTCTTGCCAAAGCGGCCGCCACAATCCGCGCAGATAAGTCGGGATGCAAATATACTCGTGCTGCTCGTGGGTCTGCCGAGGTTCTTACGTCGCTCTATTTCAAGCTGAACGGCGTCGAACTCATCAGGTTCGATAATGGCGGGATGGCTGTTCTCGACGTAATACTGCTGAACCTGTCCTTCGTTCTTGACCATTTTCTTCGTGAGGAAGTCTGCACAGAAAGTCTTTTGCAGTAGGGCATGGCCTTTATATTTCTCGTTGGTCAGGATTGATTGAACCACCGCCGTTTGCCACGTTTTCTTACCTGCAGGTGACGGAATGTTATGACGTTCGAGGTGTTTGGCAATTGCCGAGAATGTCTTGCCCTCCATGTAGAGACGAAAGATGAGGCGAACAATTTTTGCTTCGGCAGGAACTATTTGCGGTAGGCCGTCCTCACCTTTCTCGTAGCCGAGGAATTGTTTGTACGGAAGGCTGACCTTGCCGTCCGCCATTCGCTTGCGCTGACCCCAAGTCACATTCTCTGAAATGGAGCGGCTTTCTTCCTGCGCCAAACTGCTCATAATTGTAATAAGTAACTCGCCTTTGGAATCCAGCGTATAGATGTTCTCTTTTTCAAACCAGACTTCCACGCCTTTTTCCTTGAGTTTGCGAACGGTTGTGAGACTATCTACTGTGTTTCTGGCAAAGCGGCTGACTGATTTTGTGACGATGAGGTCTATGTCGCCCTCCAGAGCATCAGCTACCATCTGATTGAAGCCATCGCGTTTTTTGGTGGTGACCGCAGAAATCCCTTCGTCCGTGTAGACGGTCACAAATTCCCAGTCTTCTCGGCTCTGGATGAATTTTGTGTAGTAATCAACTTGCGCTTCATAGCTTGTAAGCTGCTCGTCGCTGTCGGTGGAAACCCTTGCGTAAGCCGCCACGCGACGCTTGACAGCGTTCGACTTTGACTGCGCCGACAAAGCTGGAGCGGTGGCAGGGATAACTCGTATATTAGCCATTGTCCGTACCTCCCAGCGCCCGTTCTCTTGCGGTTTGCCGCATCTCGTCAGTCCAGCTCTCTCGTCGGGAGCGATTTTCCCATGTAGATGTTTGCTCTGTGCCGTCTTTAAAAGTAAATACCAGGACGCCGTCGTCGGGGACTGCTATCGCTGTGATCTTCCCCGATAATACATCGGGGTCGTACACAGCAAGCCCTAACACTTCGGTGCATTTCTCTTTGAGTATGTCCTCGGGTATTCGCTTGGCGGCACATTCGTGCTTTCCTCGGTAAGTGTAGGTAGCGCAAGCCCAAACCACCTTGGCATATTTTGTGCCCACGCCGCTTACCTTTTTGCGGAATTTTGCTCCACACTTTTTACAGGTGATTAGTCCCGAAAATTCGCTGAATGTCAGCTTCCGGGGATGATTAGCTTTTGCTGCCCGCCGGGCCATCTCAATCTGAACCGCCTCGAAGGTCTCGCGGTCGATAATAGCTTCATGTGAACCCTCGACATAGTATTTCGGCAGCTCACCGCTGTTTGACTTCCATTGCTTTGTAAGGTGGTCAGTGATAAAGCCCTTTTGCAAGCACGTATCACCGATGAATTTCTCGTTCCCCAGAATAGAGCCTATGGTGCTTTCTGACCAGCGACCACCGCACTTGGTGGGTACTCCGAGCCGAATCAGCTTCTTCATAATCGCATTTTTACCAAGTCCCGATAAATAGTCGGCGAATATCATTCGCACGACCTCGGCTTCTTCGGGAATAATGGTTAACTTGAAGTCCTTATAGTCAAACCCGTAAATGCGGATGTTGTTGGAGGGCTTGCCCTCCTTGAAATCTTTTCTGATACGCCACTTTTGGTTTTCGCTGACAGAGCGGCTTTCCTCTTGTGCGTAGCTTGCAAGGATGGTGAGCATTAACTCTCCGTCTCCTGAAAGTGAGTGCAGGTTTTGCTCCTCAAAATATACGCCGACGCCGAGATTCTTAAGTTCCCGTACAGTTTCAAGCAATGTGACTGTATTTCTCGCAAAGCGACTGATAGACTTCGTGAGGATGAGATCGATGCGTCTCGCACGGCAGTCGGCAAGCAGTCGCTGGTATTCAGGTCTTGAATCCTTCGTGCCGGTTTCCGCTTCGTCGGTATACACGCCGACATACTCCCATTCAGGTTTGCCCTGTATCAGATTGCTGTAGTAGCTGACCTGAGCGGCAAGGGAATGGAGCATTTCATCTTTACCGCAGGAAACACGAGCGTAGGCTGCGACCCGTTGTCTGGTCGGCAATGGCGCCGTTTGTTCAACTTTTGTTATCTTTCTGCCCATAATGGCCTCCTTTCGCATTACCATATATCACTCTTTTTTCCTTACATAGCAAGTCATTTTCGAGGAATATACTGCACGAGGATAAACCATACTTTTGGGCAAGTATTGCATCTATTGACTGCAGGTCATCATCAGAAATGATGCCATTTGCGTGCCAGTTTTTAAACACCGCCATAGCTGACTTGTAGCGGAGGATTGCTTCGTCTTTACTCATGGCAAGCCCTCCGTGACTGCCCAAAACAGGCGCGGGAACAGTATCGCCGACGTGCGTTACCATAGCTTTCAAACTCCGTGCCACAGATCGGGCATACGAAATGATATAAGGCTCTGCGGTTCACGGCCTCAGGGTGTGCCTTCCACCAAGCCATACGGCACTTGTCCGAACAGAACCGTTTCTGCTTAGAACCCCGCATGTGCTGAAGTGGAATGCCGCAGTTGGCACAGGCATCAGTATCTACGGGTAGTTCTTGGTTTATCGAAACGCTGATGTTATTTCGGCGGCAGTAGGACTTGACGGTGTTTTCGGACATACCGAGAGCGGCAGCGATAGCGGCATAGCTGTTACCTTTACTACGTAAGTATTCGATCCGCTCTTTTTGAGCAGTAGTCATATGCTTTCCTCCATTCGGAGGGGAAATAAAAAGCGCCCCTCTACCGTCTACAGACAGAAGAGGGGCACTTGCGTACCGGCATATACTGGTTATTCGGTTTTGATGAAAGCATCCGTAAATCCCGCCGCCTTGATTCTTTTTAGCATGGCATCAGCATTGGCTTTGACGGCGTAAGCACCGACTTGTACACGGTACAGCTTTTTCGGTTCAGTTGGGGTGGGAGGCTTTGACGGTTCTGTTGCCGTGAGTAGCCTTTTGACCTCTGCTCTAAATGTATCCATTGACTTGCCGTGCTTCGGAAACCAGTGACCTGGATCGGCATGGTTACTGGCGATGCCGCGTTTATGCCCCTCGTAATGACCGATAATAACGCCATCTGCCATCGGGTCGAGATTATACTCCTTGCAGAGATAGGCACACAGTTCGGTGGCTTCCTTGTAGACTGCGTTGAAATAGGCTTTGTCGGTTAGGCCATCCTCGCAGATTTCAAAACTTGTGTGACTGTCATTGACCGATCCTTTTGAGCCGGAAGCCCCATGCCAACCGCGATGATTCCACGGCAGTGTCTGATAGGTAGCAATACTGCCATCAGCCAGTTTTCCGATGAAGCCATGTACGCAGACCTGCCGACCGTCCGGTTTGTCTTGATTCCAGTGGTTGTTATATTGATTCTTGCCAAGCAATCCATCGTCCGGACCCACATAACGACGCAGATTCGGATTGTTCGCGCCGGTGGAGTGAACCATAATGCCTTTGACAGTAATAGTCCTGCCAGCCTTGTAGCAGGCGTTGTTTGTGAATATCAATTTCCGTAGATTCATTTCTGTTCATCCTTTCCATGAAGTTGTGCCAGCACATCTTTTAACTTGGCAGGCACGGGTAACCCAATAGCCGTGGCATTCTCAACGAGAGAAATTCCCTCATTAGCAATGTAGAAGAAGATAATCGCCGTACGAAGTGGTGCTCCCGTGCCGCCGAGCAGATAGGTGTCGATGAGATGACCAATGCCGACCACAAGGAATAGCGCTACCTTCTTGGCGATACCCTGCGCTCCGATTCTGCTGGACAGTTTTTTCTCCACAATTGCCCGAAGCACGCCCGTGATGTAGTCGACGACCACGAAGGCGATAAGCGCATAAAGGAAGCCGTCCAATCCGCCCAAAAACCAGCCAAGTGTACCTCCGATGGCTGCAAATGCAACCTGAATCCAGTTCCAAATCTCTTTCATTTTCGTTTTACCTCCTGTTTTTTGCATAAAAAACGCCTGCTGAATATGCAGGCGCGAATGCCAATATGAATGATTACTCTTTAACTCTGTTTTGGGAGTGCCTCCCAAAGCCGCAAGTCTTCCTGACCGAGTGACCATAGGGCAAAACCACGCAACCGCCATCGGTATGCCGCTTCATTTGCCCAGTAGACAATCGAGTCCACGTCTTGGTAGTAGACAATTCCAAAACCATCCCCATCACCGAGGAATACCCTCGAACACCAGACGTTGATGTCACGTGGCGTAAATTTTGCCGTGTAGTCAGCGTTGCATGGAATGTATAGCATTGCTGAATGCACGAAGTCATAGTCCATAGAGATATCCTCGCTTCGGGTAGCGGATTCCTCCACATCTGAGGTAAGCGTGAATACCTCGAATTCACTGTCCCATGTCACGCTACTCCGGGCGATCCTGCCGTAGTTTTCGGTAGTACCGTTTGGCATTGTTACATCAAAGGCTTCATACGGCTCGTAAGTCCAGGCATCGCCTAAACGCAGAAGTTCACACTTGATTTCATTATCCGACTGAATGCCGCAATAACCACTTGCTGGTGATACCATGGCTGTGAAGCGGAGGGTGTTACTGTTACCGGAATAGACCCTCACACTGTTGTCGCGTTTCCTCATTTCAATGAGATACATATTGGGGTTTGTGCGGATGTCGGTGGCAGGTGTTTTAGCGTAAGCTGCACCATAACTGCCGAGCAAAATAGAGTCTTGATAGAGTTCCACTCGCTCAGTGTCGATGTTGATACAACAGAAGATGTCGCCGATAAATACCCCGGCGCGCCCGCTTCCGTTATGAGGGAAAGCAAGCCGTGCTCGAAGGTGAACGTCGGAGAAACCGTCATATCTCCAGGCAAGCTGGCCACTACCTTCGAGCTGTGAATAAACCCTGCCGGACGCATATTCATCGCTTCGCCAGACTGCCCAACTGCCTGAAAGTGTAGTCCAGTAAGTGCTTTGCAGCGTGATGGGATCTCGGAAGTCCTCATACCACACCAGAGCCGAGTCGGGTTTTCGCCGCAGAATCTCGGTGGTCAGCTTGAAGCCTTTGTCCGGCACAGCCATATTCCCGTTCACGTCCTTGAAGCTACGAGGAGAGAGTTCAAAGGTAGCCGAACCTGCCGAGGGCTGTTCAGAAAACGATGAGCAAAGACGAAAGCCATATAACTGCGCGCCCACCACACCGCCATCAACTGTGATGGTATGTTCGCCTGCCGACATGCTGCGTCCTTTGGCAAGAATCGCCCAGAAGGTGCTTCTCCAATACGGCCACCATAGGCGGTTTTCGTAAAAGCCGACCGAGGAACCGTCAAGGGAGATGTTGATACCGTTCTTATCCCAATACGGATAGCAGATACGGACTGCGACATCATAAATTCCCGATTGCGGAACGGTAAAATCGTAGGTTGCTGTACCCATTTCAGATGAGAGCGTAATCATTCCGTTGCCGATCACCACGCCCTCTGTGTAACTATCCGGCTCGCCGTCGCGGTTAATATAGATTGTGCCAAACTCTGCCTTTTGTGTTTTCCCGTAGCAAGTTAAGTATCGACGGCGGTTGTATGTTTCCCCGATTATTGGAGCTTCTCGGCTGGTTGCATCGCCACCCTCAGCATAATCGTAGACTTGAGGGAGCATATACGGTACCTGATCGTAATCGTCCCAGTAGGCAAGCCACGGTATCATCGGCTGCGGAGGAGCATTACCTGTAAAGTTATAGCCGCCCTCCGCCCATATTTTGGCGGCGTAGTAGGTAAGCGACACGCCACGATACGTCTGGCCGAGGTCGGCAGGGTTTGTATATATCTGCCACTCCCAACCGTAACCCGGTAAACCCATATAGATCTTTTGCGGATTCATTACTCTGGCGGCATAATCATAAACACCGACAAGCCAGTCCCGTGGAGAGACAGGACCCGGTGCGCTGCCTGCCCAGGCCATACCGTATGACATAATTGCTGCCGTGTCACAGTAAGCATCGAGATCGGCATAGACGCACCAGTTCTCGCCGCCGACTGAGCCTTGGACGCCCGTCATACCGGGCAAACAGATATTGACCAGCTTGGCAGGATTGTACGCTTTGACGGTTTGGTAAATGTCGCTGAAGAGAATATTTGCCGCATCCTTGTTCTCATATCCACCGCCGCGTTCCAAGTCGATATCCACACCGGCACACCACGGATATTTCTGCATGATCCGCACCAATTCGGAGAGAAACTTCGTCTTTGCGCCACTTTCGTTATTCCGCAGAGCAGTGAAGATAGAAGCTGCGCCGTGGTTCATTACAGTGAGAAACCACCGCACTTTAGGCCATTTATTTATGTACGGCATCATGCCGGATATCGGCGTCCCTGTTTCGGTTATCGTTCCTGTTATGTCCACCTCGAAGGTGAAGATGCCGACGGCTTCATAGCGGTCACCGTAATTGTTCAAGGCTTGGTGCATTCGGGTGTTGCCCATGAACGACCATATCATGCACTTCTTGCCCTTAAGATAATCCCTACTCATAAGCGCGGATCTCCTTCCATCATTTCTACATATTCGAGGTAGACCCTCGCTGATTTTCCGTTTTCCAGCTTTACGTGGTGCTTGCTGTCGTAAGCGGCGGTATATTGGTAAAATCCATCCTTTGGCGTGGGATTGCCATTTCGCAGGCATTCCCTTGCCACAGCTTTTAAGGCGAATTCATCACCCGCACTCACCGCCGATGTGAATTTGCACTTATGAGAACCCATACCCTGTGAAATTTCAATGCTTCCCGCCGCCATTGGCTGTTTAGGATAGATATATAAGTCAAGACCCGCCGAGGTTTCCCCGGTGTTGAAGAGGACGAGGGTCGCACTGCCACGCACTACAGCATTTTGGTAGCGAGGGGTATTTCCACTACTTCGGAGCATAACGGTGGTGTGCGGCGTATAGCCTGTCAGTTTGTCGCCCTCCTGAAGCTGAAGGTCGGTGAAGTAAATCTCGCCCGTGCAATCGGCGATGAGGGGACGGAGGGTTACGCTTACAATTCGCTTTTCCTCTTTGAGTTTTAGTACTTCCGCAAAGCGGATGAAGTTGTTGATTATCTTTGCCACCTCCTCCGAAAACGGTGCATAGCTCAAATGCGAGTGTGTACAAATGCTGAATTTGACAACATAGCCTATTTATTTTATAATGAAAACCAATCTATATTTGGAGGCTTGAATACACCTATGAATAGAAACCAAGGGCAAAATCCGCCCATTTGTGTATCCCAAAATTACCTGACCAGCTACAAAACAATAAAAAAATTGCTTCATAAAACCAGTATCACCGCAGGTGATCATGTGATTGAAATAGGCCCCGGTAAAGGCCATATTACTGGTTTACTCCTTGAAAACTGCCAGAAAGTAAGCGCTATTGAAGTTGACAAAAAGCTTTATGGAAGGCTTCTTGAAAAATTCAGTGATGCCGAAAACCTCGACCTTTATCATCAGGACTTCCTGCAATGGCGGCTTCCTGCTTCTGTGGACTATAAGGTTTTTGCAAACATTCCTTTTTTCCATACCACCAGCATATTGCGCAAGCTGACGGAAAGCAAAAACCCACCAACAGAAGCATGGTTAACGATGGAAAAGGGTGCGGCCAAGCGTTTCATGGGAACCTCGCGTGAAAGCCTGCGGTCACTCATGATAAAGCCAGTATTCGATCTTGAAATCGTCTACCATTTTCGCCGGGAGGATTTTCATCCGAAGCCCGGCGTAGACGTGGTATTGCTCCATCTGAATAAAAAGGCACAACCAGATGTATCGCCAGTCCAATGGCTTGCTTACGAGCGCTTTGTCTCAGCCGGCCTACGAAGCAATGGTGCCGAATTACGACGCATGTTTACAAAAAAGCAGTTGTCCAGAGCATTTCGAGAAGCTGGCATACATGGTTACGCCTCTGGGGAAATGCTTTATGTGCAATGGCTCTGCCTTTTCCGATGCTACTACAAGCATGTACTTCGCAAAGACTGAATCACCCATCCAGTGTCCACCTAATTTCACAGACGTGGCCGACCCAGCCTGTGGCGACGATACCTGCTTGCAACATTAGATCAGTGAAGAACACCTCTCCAGTACAGTTCTGTATAACAAGACGGATGGTGATGGAGCGCAGCCTGCCGTAGCCTTTGGGTGAAGCGTCTCGCGCCACTTGTTGAAAAGATACCATGTGAAATCACCGCCCTCTCAATACAAATCAATAAATCGTGTTTCGGTCGTCCCGTCCTCGTATTCAAATACTACCTCGATACCGACCTGTCCATTTGCACCCTTGTTCAGATTATCTGAGCCGATTTGAGCCGAAATAGTGTAGTTACGTCTTGATGCCGGATAGACTGTTTGTGCCATACTTTTGGTCATATCCGCCACACCAACTGCCTTAAAGGAAGCTGTACCGGACACACCGTTTTCAGTATCCACTACAAAACCGCTATTTTGCCAATAGGCGAAGCCGTCATCGGCTCTGCTGTTTCGCAGATGGTTGAACGGTACCATATCCTTGATTTCCTGCCCGATGAGATTGCTCTGGTCGAACTGGTCGGCAATCGTCGAGGAGGAAGAGTCGCCCAGTTCTCTAAGTTTCGAGGAGAGTTCTAGTACGGTTTTCCATGGCTCTTGGAGGTTATACTGGCGGCGTATAATTCGTGTTTTGATGGTCAGATTCAAATCCCTGTCATCAACAGTTACAATGTCACCTAAATCCCAGCGCTCGTGTTCATAGCCTGTCAATACGGACAAATCCATCGCCGAGAGCACATAGGAGACGCGGGGCTTTGCGTATTCGGCAAGCCGCATATTTGTAAATTCAAGCATCTGATAGGGGTTCGTAAAATTGGAGCAGTCGAGTGTCGCTACCCGCACCTCGCTTGAATAGGTGAGGTCCTCCACGTAGTCCTTGCCACCATTGATTGCAGCGAACGTCATGCCGTCCTTACCGATAGCATAGAGCCGCGTGACAAGGGATCGGGTATCGACTACACGCTTAATCCCCGTCAAGTTTTTGCGGTAGGCAAAGAGCGCTCCGCTGTCTGTCCCGCCGAATGTCAGTAAATCCACTCGTCTGTCCCGACTGTGGAACACCAAATCGCCGCCATGGATGTTCTGCACCATCCGCAGGATGGAGAGTGCGTTCTTTTCTTGGCAGGTCCATGTTCTCAGGGTGGTTACATTTACTGTACCGACTTCCCAGCCTGTACCCGCAAGTGCAAACGCCATCGGGGCAGCGGGCAGGTCGGCGTTGAATTCAATCGGTTGTTTTTCTGCAGAAAAAGTCAGGTCATAGAATGCCGCTTCCGCATAGACCGTTGTGAGTATGCTGTTGCCATCCGAACCTTTTTCATCCGTCATTGTCCGTATGCGGTAAACATCCTCAGCGATCTGCACCTGCTTCTCGTTGTCAAGCGTCGCCCGCTTCGGGTCACTGTAGGGCAGCTTAAATTCCAAGGTGTCCGCTCCGTTGATCTCGCCCGTAACAATGATGTCGTAAGCATTCTCCAGAACCGTTTCCCATGCTCCGTTCCCGTCCAAAACCACGGGGCGGGCAAAACCCAGTTTCTCATACGGAGATTTGGGGATATCATGAAGTGTGATATCGAGCAGCTTTGGCGTGACCGTCGTATCGCTGGTGCTGAGCGTTACCCTGTAACGGATATATGAGCGATTCGGTGAGGACAGTTCGCCGTTCGTGCCAACTGTCTGCCATGCCGACCAGTCCTGTAAATCATCTGAGGTTGATGTTTCTATCAGTGAAATGGACGTGACGCCCGCCGTGTATTCGCTTGTTGCCGATACCCGACCGCTCCCGGCAAGGTTGCATTCGGCAGCAATCGTCGTCAGTTGGCCGCTTTCGGGGTAGAGATTATCAATTCCTTTCCGTAGGGTAACAGCTCCCGGCTCAGTTAGCGCATCCACGTTACCCGAAGTATCTCCGCCATTGGCAAGCATCGCCTGACGGAAATAGTGAATCAAATCATCAATAGTTAAGTCGCTGTCTGTTTCAAAGAACCACTCGTCCAAGCCACCTGCGTAGTAATACTGATTTGCGTGCATTCCCATGACGATATCTGCTATACAGGATGGATTCAATGTACCAGTAAATGTCCGCAAGGGGGCTGTCCACACTACACCGTCGGCACGGTTGCACAGAACTATCTGAGATGTTTTGTCCGTCGCATTTATGATGGCAGAGAGGAAATACCAACCACCATTGACCATGTTGAATCCAGGTGTTTCGGTTTGGTCAAGGATAAGCGTGCCCGCCGAATTATAGAGCATCATTCGCGGCCGCCCTTGATAGAGGGAAATATATAAAATTGGCTGACCGGGTCCTTGCCTTGTATTGAAAAGCGGAATGAAGTTCTGCCCGACAGAATAGGTGGTCGGATTTACCCAACCGCCGACGGCAATTTTATCACCGAGATAAGAAAAGAATGTACCGTCGTTGGTGGCGACAAGGTGCGTCTTTTCTGTGGTTGGGTTGTTGATGTTTATGCGAAAATACCGCCCAAACCTGCCGTTTAGTAAAGAGGCTGTTGTGCCGCTCCAGCCGGAGACAGTAAAATGTCGTCCGTTGCCGGAGGAGTCTGTAAGGCGGGTATCGCTGTCCGGCGTGGATTCGTTGAAACGCCAGAGTGCGGATGTTTTTTCGGTTACAGGGATCTCGCCTGTAAAGTCTGTTTGAGAAGTCAATATGGATTTTACCGCCATGTCCTCACCTCCAACGGCTCTTCGCCTGTATTTGCAGTTCTGTAAAGGTCGCACCGATTGCCGTAATGGTTACGCTGTTCGCTCCTTTGCGAAGAATTGGAAAATTCAACTCTTGAAGCAGCGGCAGACCATTTCGGAGCGTTTCGCCCGTGCCGTCTACCACCTTGGCAGTAACCAAACCGCTGTCGATGACAAGGGTTTCCCCGGCAGCCAGCGCACCGATAACGCGAAGTTCTTCGTCATTTGTTTTCAACGACACATAGGTTGATGCCCCTGATGGAATGGTGCCTTTCAAAAGGAAGACAGGCAAAGAGTCTGTATTGCCTTTACTCCTCGTGACCGCATTCGCGCCTGCTTGGGTTAGCGTAAAACCCTCGTCCGTCAAAGCGTAAGCATGTGGGTCGGGGCAGACGAAGTTCAAGTCAAATGCACCCGCTGAGCGAATAAGCCGTTCACAGTTCACTTCCGTCTGAAGTCGCGCTGTGAAATAGCGGTCGGCTACATCGTCAAGCACAAGCTGTTTCAGCCCTTTATCCGGGTCAAGCCATTCTGCCAGACCATCCAGAACTCCAACCAATGAAGCGAGGTTGTGCTTTGGAGCGATATTACAGCGAACGGTTATGACCCGCTCTGCGCTATCACTGCCAAAGTCTGCCACGCCGGGCTTGCCGGGTATGGAAACAAAGGAGTTGCGCAAGGGTGGCGAAGCCTGCCAAGAGGTCAGCCGAGCCTTGACGTTCATGCTTTGTGATGAGATTCCGTTGAAAATAAAGCCCACGCCAACACCTCCTTATGCCGGGCTAAACCGCCCCTGCGCCCGCGAGCCGGTTTGCATCAGGTTGTACAGTTCCTGTGATATTCTGCGGATGTCGTCCTCGCTGCGGACAATCATCTGCTGTATGTTGATGAGAGAAGGCATACCTGATACCGCCAAGCCGCCATGACTTCCTGTCACATCACCCATGTTTATGCCGGGCGTATCAAAAGCGGTGGGGATAGCGTTCTGCATATCGTCGGCGACTTCATCCATCGCCCGTTCAAAGCCCACACCGATGCCCTGACCCATGTTTTCGCCAAGTCCGGCAAATAAGGTGGAGGGAGAACGGATACCGAAGAAGTTTTTAATGCCGTCGACGATCCCTCCGAAGAAGCCGGAGATTTTACCCCAAATCCAATCGGTGACGTTCGAAATACCCTGCCACAGCCCCTTGATAAGGTCGCTACCGACTTGCACGATTTTACCGATGTTACCGGTAAAGCCTTTCACGATAGCCGTAATAATCTGAGGTATCGCTTTTACGATTTCCACGATGATGGTTGGCAGGTTCTTTATCAACGCCACGAACAGCTGAATGCCCGCACCCACAAGCTGCGGGATGCTCCCGATAATCGCCGTAATAAGCGATGAGATGATCTGTGGTATCGCCGCCACGATGGCAGTTATAATCTGCGGCAGGTTTTGAACCAACGAAATTAACAGCTGAATCCCGGCGTCAATAAGCTGGGGAATAGAGCCGAGGATCGCTGTAATTAAACCCTCGATAATTTGCGGTATAGCCGCCACAATTGCCGTGATGATTTCAGGCAAGGCGTCTACTAAGGACACCAGTAGCTGAATCCCTGCATCAATAATTTTCGGGATGGCCCCGATGATAAAATCTACAATGCCGAGGATGATAGCGGGCAGAGCAGCGATCAATTGGGGCAGTGCATCCAGGATGCCCTGTGCCAGACCAAGAATCAGTTGTAGGGCGGCATCATAAAGGGTAATGAGCAGATTCTCTTTATCCTCGGAGACACAGCTTATTAATCCTGCTGCTCGTTCTATTCCCGCTAAAAGAAGAATTTC